TGCCATTCCTCGCTCGCCTTCTGTCGGACAAGCGCGCGGCTCATGGCCTGAAGCGTCGCGTCGTCGGGCTTCAGCTCGTCCCACGCGGCGATCGCGCCTTGCTTATCCTCTCCGCGAGGATAAGCCGCCCAGAACCGGGCAAACGTGTCCGGTCTATAGTCAGGCGCGCTCTTCGTGGCTCTGCGCTTCCGCTTCGGCGTTTCCGCGCTCTGAGGCTCCCTTGTGCAAAGGGAGCTGTCAGCGGCCGCGCCGCTGACTGAGGGATTGTCGTCCCCCACGTCCCCCTCATGGGGGACTATAGGGGGAAGAGTACTTAGTTTATCTTTACTTGATTGCGCCGGATTTTCCGTATACGCTTTTCCCGTATACGGATTAGCCGTATACGGATTTTCCGTACATGGTGGAACCTCGTGGATGATGTACTCAAATCCGGCGAACGCGCCGCTCTCGGCATGCTGTCGGCGGCGGACGATGTAACCCGCCTCGATCAGCTCATTGATGCCGGTCTGGACGGCGCCGACGCCGTCCGTCACGATCGACGCCAGCCCCCGGATGCTGATCTCCCAGTCGTCCGGTAGGCTCAGCAGCATGGAGAGCAGCCCCTTTGCCTTAAGGCTTAGCCGCTCGTCGCGGAGATGGTGGTTTGCCATGACGGTATAGTCATGGGTCTTTTCAACGCGATACACCGCCATTACCACACACCCCCTTGACAATTGGTGTTCGCATGTGGATAATAGGAGATGTCCTCGTGATGTTCTACATCACGCAGCTCGTTGGTGTTCCCGCACCGGCGGGCTTTTTTTATGTCCTTCATTCCTCGTCCTCCAAAGGCTCCCTTGTGCAAAGGGAGCTGTCAGCGGCCGCGCCGCTGACTGAGGGATTGTCGTTCCCCTTCGCACCAAGCTCCGCCGCACGGCGCAGCGCCTCCGGCCAGACGGCGATGCCGTGGGAATGGTCCCGGCTGTCGTCGTGGCTGAGGCGGTATGCAATGATCTCCAGCGGGTCGATTTCCATGTGCCGCAGCAGCTTGGATAGAATACCGACAACGGATTTACGATTCATTCCCAGAATGCAGATTTGATACTCAGCGCCCGTTTCACGGCAGCCGTCGCCCCTGTCGAAGCTGACGATGTCGTTTATGCGGATATAATTCTCGCTCATGCTTATACCACCTTCATGCCGGGATAATACCCCGAATTATTCACCCCGCCGCGAAACTCGTTCGGGCGGCGAACGCGTGTCTTTCGCTGCAGCTCCTTCGCCTTGACGTAGCGCGACGCGAGATACTCCTCCACGTCCGCGCGGTCGAAGCGCGTGATCTTCGGGGAAATCTTGTAGGCGGGCAGCTGCCCGGCCTTGACGAGCCGGTCGATCGTGTCCTCGGACACGGTCAGCAGCTCGGCCGCCTGTGCTCTGGTAATCAGTTCCATGCTCTCACACCTCCCTCGGCGTACCGCAGCGCCAGCGCCGCGGCGATCACGTCGTCCAGCTCCTCGGTCAGCTCCACGAACTGCCGCTCCTCCATCTCGTCCACGCGCCCGTCGGCGGCAATGGCGAGCAGCTGGTCCTCGGCGTGCCCGTCAGCCACCTTGCGCAGCGCCGCGCAAAGCTGACACACCGCCTGCGGCAGATGCACATACGGCACCGGAGGCAGCACGTCCCGCGCGATGGCGACGTTGAACCGCAGATGCTCGATGCAGATCGTCGGTGCGTTGTAGATGTCCGCCATGGCCAGCACGCGCATGTCCGGCGGCACGCTCTCGCCGCGCTCCCACGCAGCCACGCTCCGCACCGTAACGCCCAGCAGCTCCGCCGCGCGCTCCTGCGTCAATCCGGCAGCCTTCCTGTACCTTCCGTAGATCGTCATGAACTCGCTCTTCATGGTGTTTCCTCCTTTTGTGGTGTAGAATCCTCGTCGAGACCGGCGAAGAAAAGATCGTCGATGGAGCAGCCGAGAATCTCGGCCAGCTCCGGGAGCAGCCCGGCGTTCGGCAAATACCGGCCCTGCTCCCAGAAGTAGATCGTCGCCCTGGTAACGCTCAGCCGCTCGGCGAGCTGCGCCACCGTGTATCCCGCACGGCGGCGCATGGCTTTAAGTCCTCGCAATGGTTTTTCCTCCTTAGTGTCCTCCCTTGCTTTTCCTCAGCCGGTAAGGTATGCTGAAAGGAAAAGAAAGGAGGTGAAATAATGCAAACGGATCTGACTGTGTCCCCGGCGAAGGCGTTCCCCGATAACTTCATGGACGGTCTGGTGATGCTCTATCTGGAACAGCAGGACCTGACCGGCAAAACGCCGGAAGAGCTCGTGGAGCTGTATTGGGAAACCCTTTACCGGATAAGAAATGCCAACCGAGAGGCCCGTCAGAAGGCCAAGGAAAAATGGCTCACTTGAGCTGAAGCAAAACGCCGGCGATGCTCGTCATGGCGTTGGACAGCTCGGCCAGCTCGCCGGGCAGGATCGCATCCGCCCTGGATTGCTCGTGGAGCAGCTGCATCTGCTCCATGAGCAGCCTCCGCAGTTCATCGTTCATGTCCTGACCTCCTTCAAAAAACAATGTTGGATAGCCGGTGGTTAAGATCCAGTCACCCGCGAGAATGTCCTCAGGCTCCGGATTCCAGAAGCGCGGCTTCCGGTCTGCGTATTTCCCCGTTTTCAGGAAGAGCAGCGGCTCGCCCGGCTTCGTCGGCTTGATGCAGTAATACTCTCCGATCGGCGCGGCGCGCCGGATGCAAAGCCCGTGCACCAGCGCGGCGGATAACGCCTCTTGAATCTGCATACCGTTTTTCCTCCTTGCTTGTTTCGTACCATGATTTCTGGTACGACTAAAATATATACCATAAGTTCAGGTGCGTCAAGTGCGATTTAATATTTATAACTGAATTTATGGTAACTGCTTCAAAATTCTCCGCAAGTTTTGTATAATCTGCATGGAACGGAGATGACGGGATGAATCGAATTAAAGAGCTTCGCGCCTCTCACAACATGAAGCAATCCGAATTGGCAGAGCTTCTTCATGTCGGGCAGACTGCGGTCTCAAACTATGAGCTGGAGATCAACTCACTCGACCCGGCGCTCATTCACCAGCTCTGCGACATCTTCCACGTCTCCGCCGATTATCTCCTTTGCCGCACCGCCATGCCCTCCGCCGAGCTTTCGGAGGGGGAGTATGCGCTCATCCGCGCCTACCGCGCGGCGGACGAGCGCGCCCGCGGCATGGTCGATCTCGCCCTTGAGCCGTTCATGGCGTCGGGGGAAGACCGCCGCGCGCAGTCCACGGCAGGATAATATACATAAACTTTGCGGCCAGGGTTCCCCCCGGCCGCTTTTAATTTTCTTATGGAGGTTTGCACCATGCATATCGGTTACAGCTTCAAAGTTCCCGGCATCAAGGGCTTTCGGGTGTTCATCGGCACGCGGACGGACGGGTTTGTCATCTTCATGCTTTTCTGGCTCTATCTCTGCTACCTGACCTTCATGCTTGTCGTCTATATGATTTACGGCTTTTTCTGGGTGCTGTGGCAGGGCTGCCGTCTTGTCTGGTGGCTCGGCAAGCACGCCGTGCGGTGGATCGCAGCTGTCGTTGTTCCGTTCATTGCTGCCAAAATCCGGGAGCATCGGGCGGGAAAAGCCGCCGCCCCCGTCGAAACCGCCGCGCCGCCTGACAATCGCCCGGAGGATTGAATTGTGTCCAATTTGGACACGATCCCGCAAGGCATAATGCCTGTACATACCCTGTCATTTCATCGCATTCGTTGTTGTTGTTAAACACGGCTTTACATTTTTGTGCAAACTTTCCATTGACACCGGGCCGATAAAACGGGTAAACTAAGCTATCAGCATGAGGTATACTCATTGTCTGTGTTTTTTATCCGCCCTTGGAAAGTAGGCTCTCCACGATAAGGAGAAGTCGAATCCAAGGGCTTTTCTATTTACAAAAAGAGAGGGGCATTCGTGGTGGGGAAAACGGCAATTCTGGTTGATGGAGGATTCTACCGGAAGAGAGCAAAGCAGCTCTGGGGCGAACATGACCCGAAAGCGGCGGCAGACGCTCTTTTTAAATACTGCACGCGTCACCTTACAGAGCGCGATCGGCACCACGATCTTTACCGCATTTTCTATTATGACTGCCCGCCAATTGAGAAACAGCTCTATCACCCTCTGCTGCAACGCACGGTGGATTTTTCGCGGACGCCGCAGAGTAAATGGATGAAAGCGTTTCTTGAGGAGCTGAAGCAGAAGAGAAAAGTCGCGCTGCGTCTTGGCGTCCTCGACGACAACAACTCCGAATTTCAGATCCGCGGGGATGTGCTGAAAAAGCTATGCACCGGCAAGCTGAACATCTCCGAACTTACTGAAAAAGACTTCATGCCGAACATCAAGCAGAAGGGCGTGGATATGAAGATCGGCGTTGATATCGCATCTCTGGCCTATAAAAAACAGGTGGAGCAGATCGTGCTGATTGCCGGAGACAGCGATTTTGTCCCGGCGGCGAAGCTGGCGCGCCGTGAAGGGGTTGATTTCGTTCTCGATCCTCTCGGCGCAACGATAAAAGATGAACTGTTTGAACATATCGACGGGAAACGCAGCTGTGGAGACCCGTACAAAAAGAACCACTGTCACTCTGTTTCAGCTTCGGATGCGGCAGTAGACGGAGGTCTTGCGAGTCAGGACGCCAATACTGAACCCGATGGCACGGAGCAGTAATCCTGCAATGTGTCCAATTTGGACACATTGCAGCATTTATAGCAATATTCCATAAAAAGAATATTGATTTTTTGGATTGTAAAATATTCTTTATATGTTATATAATCACCTCAAAGGGGCATATTATGAATAAACAACAGGTTGAGGATTTATTGCAGCAGTATTTTGCAGGAATCCTTGTTCATCAGAGAGTGTTCAGCGAACTGCTGGATATCCTTTCGCAAACCGGAGTTGAGAAACAATTCTTTAAGCTGCTCCAGAAATATCTTAATATGCTTAGTCAAATGGGCCTCCAGGCTACCACCCTCAATGGATTTGAGCCTATAGAGAAAGGCATATACAGCATGAAATTTAAATTTTCAGGCTTCAATATTCGCATTCTCTATGCGTTTCGAGGAGATGAAGAGCCTATTTTGCTTTTAGCTTTTTATGAAAGAGCAGGAAAAAGCTGCACGGATTACAGCGGCTACATAAAGCCCGCCTGTGACCGTCTGGCGGACATGAAAGGAATGAATTGAAATGATAGAAAAGAGCGCCGTGGATCTGCTAATGGCGATTGGTGAAAAAATGAGCGCGGAAGAAATGATGCTTCTTTCTCTTCAGGGCACGATAGCCGCAGAGGTTGAAATGAAGCGCGCGGAGCTCCAAATGAATCAGAAACAGTTTGCGCAGTATATGGGAGTCACGCAGGCGACCGTCTCCAAATGGGAATCCGGTGACACCAACTTCACGCTCTCCACGCTGGTGCATATTGCCTCGAAGCTGGGGCTGAAAATGCAGACCCCGTTCGAGCCTAAAGAGCGCAGGGAAAAGCGTGCGCCGGCAAGCCCCGCAAATATAGTGAATTTCAGCGAGCATGCAGGTGGAAAGTCAGCCATATCCGGCAGCGTGAACAGCAAGTATTGGTCAGCGGAGTCGGATGAACTGAAAGAAATGTAAGGAGACTGCGAAATGTACAGCTACGCGAATATTGTTCGATCCACGCTAAATCAGGAAAAACCGGAAATTATGATGCAGTTTTTGCAGGCCGTTCCCAAATATAAAGAGAACAGCACTACTGTTATCGGAACAGACGTTGAGGTTGTTGCCTCTGTCGTTATGAATTCCGATGCTGCCCGCGGCTTTGCCAAGTCGATTCTTGACCTTCTTGACGACGAAAACGGCGCGGAAGAATAACAAAAAGCGTCCGGAGGACTCCGGACGCTTTTTTGCAAAGCGGTGCATAACGACAATTAAAGGAGAAGCCGTGTCCAATTTGGACACAAAAAAGCCCGCCCCGGAAATCCCCGGAACGGGCAATAAAAAAAGCTCCCCGAGAGGGGAGCTTGGCAGCTCAAAGCACGTCTTTCCAATTTTTCGGAAAATCAATAAACGAGAGATTTACAACGTCGGCGTATTCTTCTATAAGCGCCTCAAGCTCTGTTTTTACTGACTTCCAGCGGGCGTCGCTGTCAAAAACACGCTTCATTGCAAGAAGAGCCTGAAACAGCTTCGTTGCTTTGCCCTCCTGCCGGTATATGCGATGCTCACGGTACAGTGCCGGTGCCTGTTTGAGCGGCATATTGTAGAGCCGACCGTAATGTGCACAGATGTTGCGGATTTCCACCAACGACAGCATCCAGCTTCCCAGATACTTCGGATCCGTATTATATAGACCGGCAATTGCTTTGCGGTCATCCGGTTTCATAATGCTGTATATCGAGGCAAGGTTTCCGAAGGTAAAAAGCTCCACAGCTACCCACGCTGGGAAGCGTCCTTCATATCTTTCCATATGATGCCGTACAAATGGAGCATTCCCTTGGTGATTTATCTCACGCCTGAAGTCCTCCATGATTTTTTCGTGAACAGTTTTCCCGTCCTTGGTTGCCTTATCTGTAAAGTTTGAAGGATATGTGTACCCGTCTGCTCCATACGTCATGGCGAGATGATTGGATATTTGGGCGCGGAGCTGTATTTCCAGCTTCTCGATGGCAGGAAAGAGAATGCTGCGCAGTCTGCTGTCAAATGTGTACAGACGAAAAATATGCTCCAATGTTATTCCATCACGGTATTTTTCTTTATCATCCTCCTGCATCAGACCAAGCCCGTATGCGCTCAGACGATAATAGTTGACCCGTTTCAAAATCTTGGTTGCCGCATCATCGTTGTCGATTTTCAGATTGTGATCGACCTTCAATCGTTTGAGCTGGCCCTCGTACGAAAGCGGTTTCTTTAGTTCTGCCATAGAGCAGCCTCCAAGGTATAAAAAGTCCCACCGTGGTCCGCAGTGCGTTGCCGCCTTATGCGTGGTGGGCTCTGTCACAATCATTATATGCGACCGGCAGCCGATTTGCAACATAAATTTTTATGAATTTCTTGTTAAACAGCGTTAAACGATGTTTAACGCATTTGTTCCCGTCTGTATATCGGTAGTGGCTTGCCCCAAAAGGAGGATCTGAATGGCGCGGAAAGCTGCGGCACGGCACGCTACGACCCGGCGCGGAGCTGCCGGAAGCGCATCGGAGGAAGAAACAATTGTGTCCAATTCGGACACAAAAAAATCAGCCGCCCAACAGGCGGCTGACCTTCCGTTCAGTTTTCGTAATGCGCCCACATGGCAAGGATTCGGACGGTCTTTTCCTTCTCGAACACCTGATACACCAGCCGGTGCTGCACGTTGATCCGGCGGGAATACATCCCGGCGAGATCGCCCTTGAGCTTTTCATACGGCGGCGGGTTCTGCCACGGGTTTTCGCGCAGAATGTCGAGAAGCTGCTCGACCTTTGCCTTCATGGCCGGATGCTGCTTGACCTTCTCCTTGTCCTTCTGGGCGCTTCCGGCGATCCGGATTGCGTATTCACCAGGCAAAATCTTCACTCTCCTCCAGCGGCTCGGCGGCCGCAGCGGTCAGCCGCTCGCGCATGCCGGGGACGGACAGCAGGAAGCACGTCTCCATGAGACCGTTGAAGTCCTCCTCGCTCATAACGACGGCATTGCCGTTCTTCGTCGTGACGTTGATGATGTCGTTGAACTGGATCGCCTGGTCAAAGTAGCTGAAAGCGTTCCGGCGGAAGTTCGTCGCGTTCGTGTTGGTCATGGTATCGCCTCCTTTGCGTACATTATAATGTACGCTTTTAAAACTGTCAATGCTATTTTATCATGCGGAGGGCTTGTTATGCGAAAAGAAGCGCGATACGGAAAAAGCAGGTCATACCGGAAGCGCATCAAGGGCCCGGACGGGAAGTACCACGACGTCTACGGCCGGACGATCGCCGAGCGCGATATCGCCGTCGCGGAGCTGCGCGCGAGCTGGGCGGCGGAAGAAAAGATCGCCGCAGATCCGTTCGTGTGGCAGTACGCCGCGGCGTGGTTCGCCCGCCGGAAGCCGGGCCTGTCCGAGCAGATGTGCGAGCATTATTCGCGGCAGATTAACACGATCATTCTGCCGGTCATCGGCTCGCTGCGCATGTCGGAGGTGACGACGGACAGCATTGCCGACGTCATGGCCACGCGCGCGCACCTTGGCCGCAGCAGCCAGCGCGACACGGTGCAGACGCTGAAGCAAATCTTCTCCGCCGCCGCGGACGCTGATGTCATCCGCAAGGATCCGACGCGCACGCTAAAGCCGGGCGGGAAAAAGCCGCCCCAGAAAAAAGCGCTGACAAAACGGCAGGAGGAGGAGCTGCTCTCGGCCGTCGCCGGGCTGCGCGCCGAGGGGTTCGTCCGCCTCGGCCTGTTCGCCGGGCTGCGCCGGGAAGAGATCTGCGGCCTTTTGTGGGATTGCGTGTTTGAATCGGACCC